AATATAGTGAATAATAAAACATTATAAACATAATAAACTATTAATTAAAAAATTATTCATAAATGATATATATAAAAACACGTATAATATATCATATTTTCTTTTTTTCTTTTTATTTTCTAAAAAGAGAAAAGCCCCAAAGCCCCCACCTGTCAATAAAATTTTTGACAGTGTTTTATTTATCAGTGCTTGACTACTATTTCAGAAAAAATTTCAGCGACGGAGGAGGGATACCTTCCCACTAAGGAGGCGAATAATTGTAATAGTATTCTACCGCGCGCTCTACAGTAAAAAACAAAACGTGGTATTGTACCACGCACCACCGTGGTATTTCGTGGTAAAATCTCTTGAAAAATATAAAAAAATCATTATACAACGTGGTAATGATACCACGACATCAGTTTATACCTTAAGAAATTAATTATGAAATTTAGTACAAAAAAAGAATTACTTAGACACCTCTGAAAGAATGAGGACGATAGGAAGCTTGTAGATAGGATGGTAGCGAGAGGAGAGGTTAGGGTAGAGGATAGGATGTATATTATAGATGAACATAAGGAAACCAATTCAGACGATTTGGCAAACGATTTAGAATATTTAAACCAAGAGTATATGAAGCTTGAGGAGAGTAGGGAGAGAGCTATTAGAAAGCTTTATAATTTAATGGTGGCTAAAAAGATATTTGACCCAGAAAAGAATGCATTTGAGGATGTGTTTAATTGGGCTATTGAGTAATTTATTTCATAATCTAATAAAGATGGAGAAAAAACTTATTGCGGCATTAGAGGAAGAAAACAAGGCGTTAAAGAATTTATTAGAGCAATACAAGAAGGAGGAACTTTTGATTTCAGAGTTATTAAAAATTATTGAATGAATTTTATCTCATAAACAAAAATAATGGCTGATTTAGATTTGTTTGACGAAATTTTTGGGGAGATTGATGCAACTCCAGAAAAAAGCATCATAAACAAGGCTAACAAAAACAACCACGCTGGAGTGGAGAGGAGAGAAGCTTCAGAGAGAGCTGAAGCATTACTTAAGCTTATAAACGAATATAGAGTGTATTCGCATAGGTTTGAGAGTTTACCTACTTGGGATGTATTAGAGTTCCTGAGCAAATTAGAGAAGGAGTTGTTTAATAGATTTGGGGGAGATGTAGAGAATGGGGAGATAGATAAGGTAAGGAATGAGTATTTCCTAGTATTTGGGAAAAAGCCTTTTATGGCTTGGGGAGTAGAAGATTTGAAGAAAAGGATAGAAGATTTTAAGGAGAAGCCAGTAGAAATTTCAGAGAAGACTTTACATTCTAAAAAGAGTAGATGGGGGAAGTAAGTAGAACTAATGCACCTAAGAGATGACCTAACGAAAAGACTAAGAACTTAGTAGGGACTAGAGAGATAGTTAGAGATGGGAAGCCTTGAAGTTGAAAGTATAAGTGACCAGATAGATTAGCTGTAAAGAAAGGTTTAACAGAGAAGCAGAAAGCTTTTGTAGATGAGTATTTACAGTCACATAATGCTACTGCTGCTTATAGAGCGGCTAAAGGCACTTTAGGGAATAGGGAAGAATGGATAGATAGTGATAGACCTAACTGAATGCAGATGAAGAAGGTAGAGAAAGTTAAGGAATATCTTATACAGAAATTAGCAGATGATGCTGAGTTATGTTTAGAGTTACAAATGGAAATGATACAGAATGAAGATATACCAGCAGCTGTTAGGATGGACTGAATAAAAGATAGACTTAATAGATTATGAGTATGAAAGCAGAAAGAGGAGAACCAGTGATTTAGTGGAATATGAGAGGTTACTATTACTATTAAACATAAACAACCTACCGTAGTAGAGGGGGAAGTGGTAGAAAGTGAACCTTTAGAACCTAAACAAGAAGATAATGGCTAAACTATTCCAACCTAACTTTGAGATGACTGAGAAACAAGCGGAGGCTTGGACGGCTCTTACAGATAATAAATATAGGAATATCTGATATTGAGGATGAGCTGGATGAGGTAAATCTTATATAGGAGTTATGTGGTTATGGTATATGGCTTGGAGATACCCTTGAACAAGATGGTTTATCTGACGTAGGGAGTTATCTAACCTTATGAAAACTACAGTCAATACCTACTATAAACTCTGACAAGATTACTGAATACCTAAAGAGTTTATGTGACATCTTGATAAGAAGTATAATATTATAAAGTTTAGCAATGGTTCAGAAATACTCTTATTAGACTGTGCTACACAGCCAGCAGACCCTTTATTCACTAGATTTGGTTCGCTAGAGCTTACTGGTTGATTTATAGATGAAGCAAATGAGATAGATGAGCAAGCTGTTACTATCTTAAAAACTCGTATTGCTAGACAGAAAAACAGAGAATATGGCTTAATACCTAAGCTATTGTGTACATTTAACCCAGACCAGTGACGAGTTAAAAGGACTTTCTACACACCACGAAAGTCTTGAACATTGCCAGAAGATACGATATTTATCCCTTCCTTAGCAACCGATAATGATTATATAGACCCAGAGTATATCACTCAGCTTAGAAACTCAACAGACGAGATTACTAAACAGAGGCTTTTATACGGTAACTTTGACTGGTCTTGAGATGCTGGAAAGCTATTTAGACACGATGAAATAGAAGACTTGTTTGAAACCAATGTAGAAAAGAAAGATACAACTTATATCTCAGTGGATGTTGCTAGGCTTGGAGATGATAAGACTGTTATTTGTATTTGGAGAGGCTTAGAATGTATCAAAATTCTTCATTATGATAAGAATACTATTGATGATATAGCAAATAGAATAAAGGACTTAGAATACTCTTATTGAGTTGCTAGACATAATATAGTAGTAGATAGTGACTGAGTTTGAGGTTGATTAGCTGATTTATTGAGAGGTTGTACAAACTTTGTTAATAACTCCAGACCTTATAGATTTGAGCCAGAGAAAAAATGATTTATCCTTAGGAACTACGCAAATCTAAAAGCCCAATGCTACTTTAAGCTTAAAGAAATGATGGAAAAGAGGCTTATAAGGGTATATGCAGACTGAGTTATTAGAGATAAATTATCTGAAGAACTAGAAAATATCTTTATCTCTGGTATAGATACTGATGGAAAGGTAAAAATCGAAGATAAAAAAGACCTCAAAAGAAGGATAAACCGTTCTCCAGACTTTGCAGATGCTATTATGTTTAGAATGATATTCCTAGTCCAAGAAACAGAAGCCAATAGTGAGATAATCACTGGAACTTATGAAATAGATTATGATGATTTATTATACTAGAATAAAAGAAAAAACACAGTTGACAAGGCTGTGTTTTTTTAGCAGTATAGAAATTATTAGTTTCTTGCTATGCGTAGATTAAGGGTCCTCGCAGTTAGATGTATATATATTTTTTATAAAAAATCAAGACAAAATAAAAAAAGTGCGAAATTTTCTTATACACTATATTATATATATCTTATAAACTATATTCTTTAATAATTTCCTAAAACACAACATACTGCAGAGCATTAGGAAATAAGTACGTAGATATGGTGTCAAAACCCTTTATAGAGAGCAAGAAATTTTTTTGATTTTTCATACGAATTTCTTGTTTAATTACGATTAAAACTGTTACGTTATACACTATTTATTCAATATTTGTGTATATTTATCGTAATTCTCCCTATAAAGAGTTCGCCTATCTTAAGCTAGGCACACCGTACAACATTCTGCGTCGCATTGAGGTTTCTAGTGACGTGAGTACGGAGATGGCGAGGACCCTTCAACCTGCCATCAGCAAGCATTAACTGCTCGTGTCGTACTCTTTATATCTAAAAAAATATAAATTTCAAGAGAAAAATAAGAATTTTTATAAAATATGTCAAGATATAAAACAAGAACTTACTTGAATTACATAATATTATAGATAATCAAGGGGGTAATAAAGTTTATATTTCCATATATGGTATGAAAATAACAGACGTGTTAGACCAAGAAAACATAGATAAACTCTTAGCTCAAATTGATAGAGAGTATCAAGAATGATTTGATTATGTTGTGAACAAAAGAAATCAATATAGAGATAGAGTTATCAGATGGAATAAACAAGCAAAAGACCCAAATAAAATCAATATCAATATGATAGCGAATGCAGAAGATGTGCTTATCGCTTCTTCTTATACAGACTGACTTACAGTTAATTTCGCATCAGCAGATGGTTGGGTATCAGCAGATAAAGCAGACAACCTTAATTATATGGCTGAATTTGACAATAACGACCAAGATTATCAGCAATTATACTACCAAAAAGAGCAAGATAGATACTTCTTCTGAGTAGGTATTAGATATAGATATGGTTGGGATGATGTTAAAAAGATGCCAAAATTTATGGTTATCAACCCTTTAAGCTGGATACCAGACCCTATCCCTACACAAATGGGTAGTTTTGATGGTAGTTGATATAGATTTCACTGATTTGAGTTTACTACATCTATTGTTGACTTAATCGCTGACTGAAGCTACGATAAAGAACAGTTAGATAAGGTAGTTTGAGCTTACTTTAGCCCAGAAACACAGCAAAACTGGGTAGCTTATGCCTCTGCATATAACTATGTAATGCCAACTTGCTGTGATGACCTAAAAACTAACTTCTCTTTAGATGTTTATCATCACTTTACTAACTTTGATGGTAAAAAATATGTAGTTACTCTTACAAATGCTAGAAGAACTGTACTTAGAATAAAGGAATTAAAGCCAGTATTAGAGGAAGAAAAGAAAAACCCTAATATGATAGAGTTCCCTATCGTTCTAAACTACTGGAAACCTAGAAGAAATGACCCATTTGGAGAGAGTATTTGTGATAAATTGGACGATAAACAAATCGCAAAGACAATATTGTTCAACTTAAATATCATAAAAGCCAAGAAAGAAGCTCTAGGTGGAGATTTCATCTGGAACTCAAGACTTATTAAGAATAAAGACGACATTCTTAAACCTACAACAAATGGTAGAAATATCTTTGTTGATACTATGGAGAACTTATCTAATGTTGGTATGGAGTTGCCTAGAAGCCAAATCAAAGCAGATAGCATAAATATGATTACTGCTCTTGAAAATGAGGCTATGCACGATACTAATATTGATAGTTTACAGCAAGGTATCGTATCTGGAGGTAGAACTACTGCCACAGAAAGCCAAATCGCTCAAGCTAACTCAAATATTATTGGACTTCTCAATAATAAAATCAACGCTTGGGGAGATAAAAGGTTTTGGTTTGAATGGTGGAAAGGTTATCAAGAGAATTTCTCTGAAGTTGATGAGAAATCAGTTGTTATCGTTAGTAACTTTGAGATAAAATCTTTCCCTATCAAAAAAGATGACTTCTTTACTAAACAAATGCCTCATATTATACTATGAACTAAGGCAGATTTGCAGTCAAAGAACGAAAAGGAACAAATCTTCTGGGATAAATACTTATGAATGGTGCTAAATAACCCAACAACACCAGATGTATCAAAGAGAATAGCTCAAAGAATGTGTTTCAGATGTAACTGAAAGACACCAAATGAGATAAATGTACTTGTTCCATTAGAAAACGATGAAACAGTGGCTATTAACTTTGTTGAGATGCTTAATCTTAACCAAGTTCCTAAGTCAATGTTCCAATATCCTAAAGAATATCTTAGAACTTTCTGGGTATATTTCCAGAAAGCTGAGAATACTAAAGCTAAAGATGTAGTGTTACAAGCGTTAAGGAATGCTATGGTAAGACTACCTTTACAACAGCAAGTAAACCCAGCATTTACAGAGATGGCTAATAGCTCTAGCAATATTGCAATGAGCCAAGCTATGCAAAGTGCTGATAAACAAATCACATCAAGGCAAGATTTGATACCTTGACAGTGAAGTGCTACTGCTGCATCAATTATTTAGTTCTTAATGTTAATATAATGGCATTCAAAAAGAAACCTATCAAGAGAGTGGAGAAGAAAGTGGAGAAGAAAATCGAAAAAGTAGAAAAGGTAGAAAAAGTAGAGAAAAAGGAATTATCTGGAAGTGCAAAAATTGCACAAAAGCTAAATGACCTTATGAGGTAATTTATATCTTATTATTATAACAATGGCATTAAAGAAAGAAGTAAAAAGACTTTATTGGAACTTGCCTAGCTGGGATGCTATTAAAGAGGCAGTTGCTAAATATATCTTATGATTAGATTAGTTTTTATTCACTAATTATATATAGAATGAGGGAATTAATTATTAAACTCGAAAGCTTGAAAGAAAGCAAAGAGCGAGAAAAAGCTGTTGCTAAACTAAGAGAAGCACAGGAAGAAAAAAACAAGAAACTCTTAGAATGATTAGAGGCTCAAGAGGAATATAATGGGGATACTGCGTATTACTCTGAAGCCGATATGATTAGACACGAGATTAAATTCATTAGTGAGTTAATCTGAGGTCTAAAGGTAAAGGACAAAGAAACTAGAGAAGCTTTGGTTGAAGACTTAGAAAAGTCAATGAACTGGAGAATAAATAGACTTCTTTGAAAAACACACGAGTATAAGTTAGATAATATAGTTTATGAAGATGCTTACACAACTGAAGACTTATACAGAGCTGAAAACCGATGGATAGAATGCTTTGAAAATCTGCCTAATAAACTTGCCGAAGAACTTAAAGTTAAGGAAGGACAAATTGAAGAAGTTAAGGATGCAGAAATTCAAGAACAATTAGACGCTCTAAGCTCATTAGAGGTCGATGGTCTTTAAGAGATATACAAGTCGAGGGTATTATATTAGTAGTGCAGCCAGCCTAGTTGTACTACCAAATATAATTGTAACTCCTTCGCCCTAGTATAAGGCACATTTTATACTTTAATTGTTACGATTATGCCAACACAAGATGAACTCATCCAAGCTGAATTGGATGGAACTATTGAGGAGTTGGAAGCTAAAGCTGACGAGCAAGAAGCTGAAGAAACTCCAGAAGCCGAAAAGGCAGAAACAGCTGAACAACCTGCTGAGGAAGAAGTAAAGGAAGAAAAGGTTGAAGAACAGCCTAAGGAAGAACCTAAAGCTGATACTACAACTGAAAAACAGTCTTCCGTTATGAAACTCCTAAAACAAAGGAATGAAGCGAGAGCAGAAGTTGAAAAACTAAAAGCTCAAGCTAAAAGTACAGCTGAACTTGAAGCTAGACTTAAAGAGCTAGAAGAAGGTATAGCTGCACAAGAACTAGAGAAGGAAGCTCAAAAAGAAAAAGCTGACTTCTATGAAAAATACCCTAGTGCCAAATGACACGAGGAAGGTATTGAAAAGATAAGAACTGAAAAGGACTTATCGTATAGTGAGGCATTTCAATTATATGCAGCACAAAACGACCCTACATTGCTTATGGACGAACAATATAGGAATAAGTCGCAATCTTGAGCAACTCTTACTTGAGTACCAAAGACAGAAACTAAAGTTAAAGAGCCAAAAGCTGTTTCAGACTTTAATGAAATGAGTGATGATGACTTCTTAGCTTGGAGTGACTGAATGGCAAAAACGGAAAGAGCTGCGGCAGGATATATAAAGTAGTCCAACTGTTTTAACCCTTTATTTAACAAACAATGGCAAACAATTTAGATGCTTTTAGTCCAGAATACTGGAGTGCGAGAACTCAAAGACTTTTGAAGAAAAAGTTGATTGCAAGAGAGATAGCTTCAATGGAAGAACAAGCTACTCTTAGAGATGGAGATATGGTACATAGACCATATTACTCTGATGTTGTAGTTAACAACTACACTAAAGGAGTTGATGTAACTGTACAAGATGTATCAGCTACTGATGAATATTTAGTAGTTAATAAGTCTAAAGAAGCTACTGTATATATCGATGAAATCGATGTTAAACAGAACAAATACGACGCTGCTAACAAATACATCGACCGTATGACTTATGCTTTGAAGAAAGACATCGATGGTGCTTTCTTACAAGAAGTATTGAATGCTGAATACACTATGGATGATGGAGATATGGGTGGAACTGCTGGAAGCCCAGTAACTGTATCTGTTGCTAATGTATTCAAACTATTCACTCTTACAGAAGCTAAAATGAATGCTAACGACATCGAG